TGGCACTCCGCATCACGGGCGGCAAGATACCTCCCTACTGGCTGTTCCGCGATGCGGGCATCCGCCAGGTTGACGAGGGCGACTACTCCGCCATCCGCGCCATGAGCGACGCTGAACTTGCCGACATGGTTCGCACCAACGCCCTGGGGTTGCCGATGGCCATGCCGTTGAGCCTGAAGCTCGAAGAGCCAGGCGCAAAGGAATGGCTGCTGCCCTTCGAGCCAATGATTAGCCTCACAGGCAAGCACATCATTAAGCGCAGGCAGGTGAACAAGGGGCAAATCCGTGGCTCGATAAAGGAACGGTGGGCACAAGACGATTACGACATCACCATCGAGGGCGTGCTTATCGGTACCGATGGCCGATACCCTTCGGCCAACGTGGCCCGGCTCAAGAACTTCTGCGAGGCGGCCTCCGTCACAGCCCTGTCTCCCCTGCTCGAGGTGTTCGGCATATCGCGCATAGTGATAGAGAGCTGGGACATGCCATTTACGGCAGGCGAAGCCAACCAGAACTACTCAATCAAAGCATACAGCGATGACATATACAAGTTGCTGTTGGAGAAATAGAAGCCTCACCCCCAACCCCTCTCCANCTTGCGGGCGCGAGCCATCTTTTCACCCTTTCACTTTTTCACCCTTTCACCTTTAAAATATGTACACAATGGACTACGACATCACCATCGGCAATTACAAGCTCGGCATGCTCGCCACGGTTAGCGTGCACAAGAGCGTGGAACTCTTGGCCGACACGTGCGAGATAACCTTGCCTGGTGCGCAACTCAACGCGGCTCTCGACGTGGAAAGCCGCATAAGGCGCGGCGACCGCGTGACGGTGAAGTTCGGATATAGGGAAACGGGGCTGGTGGAAGAGTTCAGCGGATGGCTGCAACGCATCGCCACTGACGGGGGCGACATCAAGCTGTTCTGTGAGGACGACTTGTTCACGTTCAGGAAAGACATCCCCAATGAGGTCCTGAAACAAGTGTCGCTCTCCGAGCTGCTAGCCCATATAATAAAGGGTGTGGGCAAGGACTACGAGGTCAATTGTACCTACACATGGACCTACGCCAAGTTCGTCATCCACGACGCCACGGGCTACGATGTGTTGAAGAAGGTGCAGGAAGAGTGCGGCGCGGACATCTACATCCAAGACAACACGCTGCACGTGCATCCACCAGGCGAGGTGACGGGCACGGAACGCCGATACGACTTCGCCCTCAACGTAGAAGAAGCCGACCTCACCTATCGGCGCGCCGAAGACAAGAAGGTGCGCGTGGTTGTCAAGGCCTTGATGCCCGACGGCAAAGTGAAGGAAGTGGAAGTGGGCAGCACTGGTGGCGAGAAGGTGGAGGTGAAATGCCACGCTTCGGACACCGCATCAATGCAGGCGCGCGGCGAGGCCGAAGTGCGCCGCCGAAGCTTCGACGGTTACGACGGCAGCATTACCACTTGGCTCGTGCCGCAATGCGTGCCGGGCGATACGGCCACGCTGCACGATGCCGACTATCCGCATAAGGACGGCACGTACTACGTGCGAGCCGTCACCACGGAGTTCTCCGATAACGGTGGGGTGCGCAAGATAGAACTTGGATTCAGGTTAAGCTAAACGCAATATGGACAACTACAAGGAACTGGCGCAACTGGTGCGCAACGCAGCCGGCAAGGCCCAACTCACACTGATGCAGGGTATCGTGCGTAAGGTTAGTGGTCCGACATGCGAAGTGGAAATTGGCGGCATCGCCGTACCAGACGTGCGACTACGCGCCTCCGAGGCTGCAACAGACGCGCAGATGCTGATAACGCCCAAGGCGGGCACGGCGGTGATTGTGGGCAGCCTGTCGGGCGACTTGACACAGCTCGTTGTCTTGGCCATCGACCACGCGGAGAGCATAACGATAAACGGCGGCAAGCTGGGCGGGCTGGTAAACGTCGAGCAACTAACGCAAAAGATTAACGAACTGGTACAGGCGTTCAATAGTCACACACACCAGGGCTTTCACGGGCCGACTGGCCCGCCCCTCAAGACTGCGCAGCAGTTTAAACGGGGAGATTACGAAGATACGAAAATAAAGCATTAGGCAATGAACGGCATACAGCTGACGGACTTCGCCCCCGCCATACGCGTGCGGCGCGACGAACAAGGCAAGATAACTTCGGGGCTACAAGTGGGCGACACGCTGCGGCAGAACCAGGCACTCATACTGGCATTGAACAAGGGTGAACTAAAAGAACGCCCCTCGGTGGGCTGCGGCATCGCCGACATGCTGATGGACCACGACCCACTATACTGGCGCACACTCATACGCGAGCAGTTGGAGATGGACCGACAGCGTGTGAACAGCATACGCATTACGCCGAAAGGCATCGAGATCGACGCAACATATTAAATTAAATAACAATGATAGAACACTTTTTAAACAAACTTCTTGAAGTGCTCTCCACGGCGTGGGGCTGGCTGATGTTCGTCGGCCTCGTGGTGATGAACTTCATCATCGGCTACGAGAAAATGGTGGGCTTCACCGTCATGGCCATCGTTCTTGATGCCGTGTGGGGCATCGCGGCGAGCCTTCTCCAAAAACGCTTCGCGCTGAGCGAACTGGCGCGTGACACATTCGCCAAACTCGCCGTATACGGTACGGCCGTCTTTGTCTTTATACTAATAGACAAACTAACTGGTCTAAGTGGAGGACTGACTACAAGTATTATTTGCATCGGCATCATCCTGGTTGAGATGTGGAGCATGTCGGCATCGATGCTCATCTGTTTCCCCCACATGCCCTTCCTCAATATATTGAAGAAGGCCTTGGCCGGAGAGATAGCCAGCAAGCTTAACGTGAAGCCCGAAGACGTGGCAGAGGCGTTGGACACATTACATCAAAACAGAAAATGAGAACGATAAGGTACATCGCCGTACATTGCACGGCAAGCTCGCAACTTGCAACGGTTAAGGAGTTGCTGTTGGAGTTCCAGCGCAGAGGGTGGAAGAACCCTGGCTATCACTACGTGGTGGGCGCTGACGGAACGATAACGCAACTGCTCGATGAAGAAGGGGTGAGCAATGGCGTGCGAGGTTACAACAGCGTGTTGGTTAACGTGGCCTATATCGGTGGCATTGACACAGAAGGCAAAGCCGTGGACAATCGCACTCCCGAGCAAAAGGCCTCGCTGCTGAAACTATTGGGTATGCTGCACAAGAAGTACCCCACGGCCACGATACAGGGGCATCGCGACTTTTCGCCAGACCTTAACCGCAACGGCATCATAGAACCCTTTGAGTTCATCAAGGCCTGCCCCTGTTTCGATGCAAAGAAAGAGTATAAGGACATTTAACCCTGAGAGCAATGAGACACCTATTATATATACTTGCATTAATCATGCTGCTGGCCTCGTGCCGCACGACGCGGACGATAACCCGAAACAGCGAGGTGGACGTTCGCCAGCGCGACTCGCTCGTTGTGCGCGACAGCGTTGTGCTGCGCTACGTCACCGCCACGCGCGACAGCGTGACCATCCGCGACAGCGTGGTGCTGGTGAAGGACAGTTCGGGCAGGGTGCTCGCCACCGAGAGATACCGCACTAGCGAGCACACACGCGACACCCATGCCGACAATTCGGCCACGGCCACACGCGACAAGACTCACGACAAGGGTGTTAGCACACGTGTGAAGGAAAAGGTAATGGACTCGAAATCCGTTTGGTCAGCCCTAGGTACGGTAATGGACATCGTGGGATGGGTGGCATTTGCATCGCTCGTAGTTCTTTTCGCACGCAAGTTATGGAAACGACGGTAAGGGACGGCCAGACATTGGCTGACATCGCCGTACAGGAATACGGCGCATTGGAGGCGGTGGTGCGGCTGGCTATGGACAATGGCATGGCTGTGAGCCAAACTCCCCCTGTGGGTATGCACCTGCGCCTGCACGACGGCGAGTACAACCGTCCCATGCGCCGCTATTGCCAGGCGCACGACATCGCCCCGGCCACGCTGCGCGGTGATGGCGGAACGAGGGCGCGCATATTCAATGAGACGTTCAACGACACATTCAACTAAACCTAACTCAATGGCACGCACGATAGCAGAAATAAAGCGCACGATGACCGATGCATTCATGGCCAACGCCACGCTGCGCGAGATATACGGACTGGCGGAGGGCGACGCCTTCGAGGGCAGTTTCTCGGCGGTGAGCCTGGAGAGCATCCTTTTCTTCATCGTGGCGGCATGCTGCCACGTGATGGAAGCCCTGTTCGACCGCCACCGACTGGATGTGGACGACAAGATAAGCCGCGCCGTTGTGGCCAGCGTGCCGTGGTACTATAAGGTGGCTCGGCAGTTCCAATATGGTGATGCACTAGTTTTTGACGAGGGCACCTCGCAATGGCGTTACCCCACCATCGACGAGAAGAAACGGCTGGTGCGTTACGTGGCCGTGCGTGACCGCGGGACTAGCATACAGGTATTGGCCTCGGCCGATAAAAATGGGCTGCCCGAACCGCTTTCGGCCGATGTTCTAACGGCGTTCAAACACTATATGAACCGCGTTAAGATTGCGGGTGTGGTGCTCAACGTTCGTTCGCTTCCCGCCGACAGCATTCAGGTGAGGGCTACGGTGCAGGTGGACCCACTTATCCTTAGTGCGAACGGAACAAGGAACGGCGAAGGGGCGAAACCCGTCGAGGATGCAATAAATGTCTACCTGCGCGGTATCACTTATGGCGGAACGTTCAACAAAACGCGTCTTGTTGATGCCATCCAAGCCGTGGAGGGCGTTGTCGACGTGACATTGGCCGAATGTCTTTACAAAACGGCCGCCGACACAGATTACCGACCCGTGGTTGGAAATAACTATACGGCAGTGGGTGGCAGTTTCGTTGCTGTTGGACTTCAAAACTCTATAAGATATGTGGTATGACGTAGACTTCAACCGATGGGCCGTGCAGCTGCTGCCGCCCATATTGCGCAGCCGAGTGCTGGTGGCCTTGCTCCGCATCCTCATCATCCCCCTGGCCTATCTGCACCGCCTCTTCACGGATTATCGCAAGAAAGTGGCCGACAGGCTCGACATCACGGCCAGCGTGCAAAACATCGAACGCGCGCTTAACCGCCGATTCTTCTTGCGAAACAGACAGATATACATCGAATCCGAATCCGACGACCGGCATCCATGCCTGTATTTCCATGCAGAGGGAAAGTTACCGACTTACTTAAACCCACGCATGACGCTGTGGATGGACGGCGAGGTTCCTAGTAAACCGAACTTCACGGTGTATATCCCTAGTTTCCTTGCCACTTCGTTAAATCCAGAAGAAGACCGCCACAAGGGGCGACACCTCGCGGAGATCATACGCGTTGTCGAACTATATAAACCGGCTGGCCGCCGTTATCATATAAACATATACGAATATGAATAGACTTCTTTTCAATGAGGGTGGACAACCCATATTCCTAGACGATATCAAGCTATTGCAAGACAATGACGCTGGCTTCAATCGGCAGTTCCTAAA